GAAATGCGTGTTCAGAACTTTATGAACTATCAGCTTACTGAACAGATGCCAGAATACTTTGATGAATTTGAAAGAATGCTTTTTCATCTACCCCTGATAGGTTCTTCGTTTAAGAAACTATATTATGATGCTTCTTTTAAACGTCCCGTATCAGAGTTTATTCCTATTGATCAGTTCTATGTTTCTTATAATGCATCTAATCTAAGGAATGCTGATCGTTATACACATGTTATTTATAAAAGTCCTGTTGATCTTTATCGAGAAATAAAAGCAGAGATGTATGCAGATGTCGATCTTCCTGAAGCAGGAATGATTAATCCAACATCGTTCTCAGAAAAGATGGATACTATTATTGGGTTGTCTCCCTCCAGTGATTCTGATCCACAGTATGTATTGCTAGAGCAACACTGTTATCTTGATATAAACGATCCTAACTCAGAGGATGGTGAATCTCTTCCTTACATTGTTACAATAGAAGAACAATCTAAACAGGTACTAAGTATTCGACGTAATTACGACAAGAATGATCCTACAAAACAAAAGAAAGTACACTTTGTACATTATCGTTTTGTTCCAGGATTTGGGTTCTATGGTTTGGGACTCATGCATTTCCTTGGTAATCTGACTATGAGTGCAACCGCTGCAATGCGAGCATTGATAGACGCAGGTCAATTTGCGAATCTTCCAGGTGGCTTTAAGGCTAAAGGTGTGCGTATGGTAGGCAACAATGAGCCTATAGCCCCAGGAGAGTTCAAGGAGGTTGAAGCAACAGGTATTGATTTGAACAAGGCAATTATATCTCTCCCGTACAAAGAGCCTTCCTCGACGCTCTACCAAATGCTTCAGTTTGTAACTGCTGCTGGTCAGAAGTTTGCAGACAGCACTGAACAGATTGTTTCAGATGCTGCCTCCTATGGACCTGTTGGAACTACAATGGCACTACTAGAAGCCTCTAGTAAATTCTTTACAGCTATTCATAAACGACTACATAAATCACAACGCGATGAATTTAAAATTCTTGCCAGTATTGATAAAGATTATTTACCACAAGAATATCCTTATGAGGTTCCTCTGGCAGAACGTAGTATTTATCAAACAGACTTTGATGGTAAGATTGATGTTATTCCTGTAAGTGATCCTAACATTCCATCTAATGCTCATCGTATGATGTTGGCAAACATGGCATTGCAAATGGCACAGCAGTCTCCTCCTGGTATGTTTAATACTGAAGCATTGAACAGAACAATCCTTAGTGCTGCCAACATGCCTAATCTAGATGAGATACTGCCACCTAAACCAGAAGCTAAACCTCTTGATCCTGTATCAGATATTATGGCGGCTGTTAAAGGTATTCCTATTGCAGCATTTCCAGGACAGAATCATGACGCACACATTCAAGTAAAGATGGCTTATCTTCAAGACCCAATGAATGGTGCTAATCCTATTATGCAAAGAGTACAGCCTGTACTGCAAGCTAATATTCAAGAACATTCTGTTATGAAATATCAAGAACAAGTTAATGGTATGGCACAACAAGAACTTGGTACTGTTGCTCCAGAGTCTGCTCAAAAACCAGAAGTTATTGAACTGGCACTTATGGAAGCAGCTAAACAAGTTCAAAATGCTAATCAGGCAATGGGTATGGTTCAGTCTCCAGAACAACAAATGGTTGCTCTTGAACAGGCAAAGGTTGAGTTAGAAAAACAAAAGATGCAAATGGACTTGGCTGTTAATAATGCTGAAGTTGCTCTTGAAAATAAAAAGCTTGATCTTGAAGAAAATAAACAGATTCTTGAAGCTACCAAGTCTGGTGTTACAACAGCAATGAAAGATGAGAAAGCTGAATTAGACAGAGCCAGTAAAGAAACAATTAAAGCACTTGAAATGCTTACTAAACTTTTGACAGAACAAATGAAAAAAGAAGGTCAAGATGAGAGAGCAATGATGTCTATGATTAAAGACAGAGCAAACTCTCAAGATAAATCTCAGATGCAAGCTGTAGATATGATACTAAATTTAATAAAGGAGACAACTAATGCCTAATTATGGAAAGATTCATTATCCTAATGATGCAGCAGGAATTACAGATGGGAAACCTACCCATGTTGTAGATCGTTCTACGTCATATGGAGATTGGACTAAAGAAGATATTCAAGGTTCTCGCGCCACTCGTTCACGACTAGCTGAATATGATCCTAAGTATTGGGAAATGCCAGCACCGAGTAAAATTAAATATTCTTAATGGATATATTTGAAACAATAGCTCAAGTATATCAAGAAGAGATAGAGAACCAGAAGAATAGTTTAGCTCAAGGTAATCCTGTAGATTATCACTCATATAAACAAGTTGTAGGATATATTGCAGGAATTGAATGGGCTAAACAAAACCTAAGAGATATTGTACAAAAACAACTTTATATAGAAGAGGAGTGACATGCAACAGGCACAACTAGGAAATGCAGTGAAAAATAATCTTTGGACCACAGATGAAGATGAACATCCTGATCCAGACATACTACCAGAACTTCCAGGATTTCATGTTCTTGTACGACCTATATCAATTAAGACAAAAACCAAAGGAGGTATTATTCTACCAGACTCTACCAAAGACGATATGGCATATCTCACCACAGTCGGGCGTGTAATAGCTCTTGGAGATATGGCTTATAAAGATCAAGAGAAGTTTCCTTTTGGTCCTTGGTGTGAGGTAGGAGATTATATCTGTTATGGTAAACACACAGGTACAAAGCTATTTTATAAAAGCGTCAGGCTAATTCTTATGTTTGATGATCAAGTCATGATGAAGGTAGAGAACCCTGCATTTCTCGATCCTACATTTAATTTAACTAGTTTTTCTGCATGACTTGTAATTTACTTAGAAATATGTTATAATAGTATTAACGTAAAACGATTGTCTCGTAAACAACGGAGTATATAATGAACAATGATGAAACCTGGGAAGAAGTAGATATCCCTGAAAATGAAGAAGCAAGTTATGAGATTGAAGAAGAACAGGTAGAGCCACAACAAGCTGAACCTGTTCAAGAAGAAGAGCAGCCTCAAGAACTTGATGGTATTAAAACTAAAGGAGCCGAGAAACGTATTAGGCAGTTGGTTCGTCAACGCAAAGAGCGAGATGAACAGATTGCTAAATTGTTGGCTCAGAATGAAGAACTATCTAGTAATTTAAAACAAAAGGAAAATTCTTTTAATGAAGTAAGTAAACTTAATCTAGATGCTTCTGAAAAACAACTTACAGATAAAGTTACACTGGCACGTAACGCCTATATGGAAGCGTTTGAAAGTGGAGAAAAAGAAAAGCTTCTGCAAGCTCAAGAAATGCTGAATGAAGCTCAAGTAGATTTAAAACATTTAAATCTTACAAAAGCTCAAATGGAAGAAGTTGTTGAACAACCTGAACCAGAACAAGCAGCACCTGTACAACAACCAGTACAACAGACTCCTGATCCTAGAGCGGAAGAATGGGCGGCTGATAATGAATGGTTTGGTAAAGATAAAATTTTAACTGTTTCAGCTTTAACTATTGATCAAGAACTTAAAGCAGAAGGATATGATCCAGATGATGAAGAATTTTATCAAGAAATTGATCGGCGGCTTGCAGAAGCTTTTCCACATAAGTTTAAATCTTCTGAAGTGCCTGTGGAAGAAAATCAAAATCGTGTGCAGGAAGATACGTCAGTTCCTGCTCAAGTGGTAGGAAGTAGTTCGCGCTCTACTCCTAATTCCTCTAAAAGCAAAGTTAAACTAACAAAAGAAGATGTTAGGCTTGCTAATAAATGGAACATACCCCTTGAAACATATGCTGCTCAGAAGCTTAAAGTTGCTGAAGCAGATGGCGAATATACGCAAATTAGTTAGTGCGGAGGACATGAAATGACACGCGAAACATCACGTATTGATACTCTAAGAGAAACAAATACTAGGGAAGAAGAATATATCTTTGAAGAACCTGATGCCTTGTCTATACCGAATACGGTACAAGAAAGGTTTCAAAATGAAGGACTAGACCTTCGATGGATCAGGATTTCTTTGCGAGGGCAGGAAGACATTATGAATGTTGGAAAGCGTGAGCAAGAAGGATGGATTTTTGTAGAACCTAGTGAAGTTCCTGAAATGGCATCAACATCCTACGTGAGGGATGAGGGCAGATACTTGGGTACAGTCTGTCGCGGAGATGTAGCCTTGGCTAAGAAACCAATTAACCAAGTAAAAGCAAGACGGGCTTTCTACGAAAAGAAAGCAAATGATATGATGGATGCTGTTAACGCACAGCTTTACAATAATTCAGATGCTCGTTTACGTAATATGCCTGTCTCTAATAGTAGTAGATCAACCACTATGAGAGGACGCACTCCAAATTTTCAGGACTAATCCTCTCTATAACTAGGAGGAACTAGAAATGAGTACAACTAAAGCATTTCGTGGGTTCATTCCTGTCCGAAAAAAAGGTAGTAACTATAACTCTGAAGGTGTAGAAGTTCTGCCGATTACTTCTGGTGGTCTTTGTAGCAACAATCTTTTCACTGGTGATCTTGTTGTGATGCCAGGGGCGAACCTTGCTACGATTCAACCCTTTATTGCTGCCACTCTCAAGCCATCTGGCGTGTTTGCTGGTTGTCAGTATGTAGAAGATGGCGAACAAAAGTTTCGTCGGCATTGGACGGGAGGAACGTGCGTAACGGATTTGAAATTCCATGTTATCACTGATCCTGATCAGATTTATTACATTCAAGCTTCTCTCTCGCTTTCTGTTGGAGAGATCAATGTCGTAAAGAACTACAATGTTACTGTTAGCTCGACGGCAAGTTCAGGAGATACCACAACTGGTCAGTCCAGTTACTATCTCTTGGCAGCGTCTGGCGCAGAAACTGAACAAGCTGCGCGAGTAGTAAAGCGAGCAGAACTTCCTGAAGAAAAGGATAGCGATGCTTTCCCGATTGTGGAAGTTTGGCTTAACACTCACAGAGATCGGTACGTTACTGCTACCGCATCATCGGCTTAATAAGGAAGGTGTATCATGGCTATTAATCGTTCAAGTATTGCTAAAGAACTCCTTCCTGGCCTTAATGCTGTTTTCGGTCTGGAGTATGGTGACGTTAATAATGAGCATGAGCCTCTTTATGAAGCGGAAAACTCTGATCGTGCATTTGAGGAAGAAGTTCTATTTACGGGCTTCGGAACTGCTCCCACCAAAGGTGAGGGTGCTTCTGTTGCTTATGATGACGCGCAGGAAAGTTACACTGCTCGTTACACGATGGAAACTGTTGCACTGGCTTTTGCCGTTACGGAAGAAGCTATGGAAGACAATCTTTATGACACGTTTGCAAAGCTACGTGCCAAAGGTCTTGCCCGTGCAATGGCTAACACGAAGCAGGTTAAAGCTGCCAATCTCTTCAACAATGGATTTACGGATACCATTGGTGATGGTGCGGCATTCTTCTCTTCTGCTCACCCAACGATCAGTGCGGGTAATCAGTCCAACTTGATTGCTGCTTCTGATCTTTCGGAGGCAACTCTGGAAACGGCTCTGACGAATGTTCAGAAAATTGAAGATGACCGTGGTATCTTGATTGGTGCCAGTTCGGTTTCGCTTCATGTTCCTGTGGATTCGTGGGCGATTGCGGATCGGGTTCTTAACAGCCCAGGTACGACT